CGGCATCTTTGGTTGCGGTGCCAACAGGGACGAAACACCGGAAATCGCCATAAGCCCGCCAACAAGCGCCATTTGCGTTCCGGTTATGGTTGTGCCGAAAATCGACAATGCCGGCGCGGCCAATGCACCGCCTGTCAAGAGAAACGCGGCACCGACAAGCACCGCGCCAAGGATGACATTCAACCAGCCGGATTTTTTACCGGCGGCAACCGGTTCGATTTGCAGCACGTCGGCCGTTCCAAGTTCCATGTTGAGCGTCTTTTCATCATGGAACCGCACGCGGCCGTCACTGTATTTTTTGAAAACCCGGTATTGACCTTTGCGCAATTCGGCTTCAAAGCCCGCGATCATATGGCAAAGCGCCCGGACGGCTTCAGCCGGCGACATCACGTCAAGCGAGAATGTGGAGCCGAACCGCTTTGCAAGCCGACCTGTCAAAATGACCGTTTTCATAGCGCACCGCTTTTGCGAGAAAGCGCCCGAATTCTGCCACGTCGCAGACTGTCGAGCGTCGGTTATAGTCAACCGGAAACTTACTTGAAAGATGATGCAACATCAACCCGTCGCCCAGGAACACACCCGCATGATTTGGCACGGTCGAGCCTATGGCAAACATCAACCCGTCGCCCGGCTGGACAGTCGCGGCGGGAATGTCGCGAAAACCCGCTTCGCGGAAGCCGTCCAGATAGAGCGAACGCCCTTTCTTCCACCATTTCCAGTCACGCGGAAAATCAGGAATGTCCGCGCCGGCCATATGGTAGAAATCACGAATGAGCGAATAGCAGTCGGTGACACCGTGTCGGAACGGCCGACCGACAAGCGGCGCACGCGGCACGCCTTCACCGAACCACACAACGCCGTCAATGGTCGCCACGGCGTGCGGCATGGCTGAAGCTATCGCAAATTGCATGTCAGCGCCCGACGGGCAAGCCGGGCCTTGTGGGTGCGTATGCCACACCGCCCGAGCGTCCAGCGGCACCGAACCCGCCGGCATTGCCCAGGCTTCGGACGGATCGGCGGCAACATTAGGGACGGAAACCACATTACCGGCCGCATCAATGAAACCGCAAACTTCGGCACCCGAGACAAACCGGGCAAACTGCATTAATTCCGCGTCAACCCGAGCGCCGAACATCAATAAGATTGCCGCTTGGAAATGCCAGGGAAACCGCCGAACGGTAAAGCTTTTTTCGAACCGTACCGGGCTTCACACCCGCTTACACGGTGCGAACACCGATCATTTGCGGCGGTTGTCGAATTGTCGTTTTCGTCAAAGTAATCGGTTCCGTCGTACGGGCATTCACCGTTGTAATATTGAAAGGAACCGCTCACGCGTTCGCGATACTTGAACGGGCAAATGTCAGGCATCATAACCCGGCCCGGCAACATTTGCCCGGTTTGGTCAATGATGGACGAAAGCACCCATGAAACATAAACAGCGTTTGCGTTTGTCATTTGTTCGACCGTGTAGATTTCGGCCGCGTAATGTTCCGCCGGGTCGGCTTCGGCCGCACCGTCAAGGAAAACGTCAAATGTTGTTATAACTGTAACCGTCGCACCGATCAAAAAATCATATTCGACAAGATACGGCGTGAGCACTCCCGAAACAGTCGAAACCGAAAGTGTCGGACGCGGGAAGGTTCCGGAACCATCCCAACGAAAACCTTTCGCTTCAATGTCGATTTGGGTGTAAGTCACACCGTCAAAGACAACTTCACCGGTTGTCACCGCACCGCGTTTGACAAAGAAAAGGGTTTCCGCGATGCCGCAAGGCGTCATGTCAACCTGAAACAGTTGCACCAAATTGCCCGGCGCGGATGATTGCGAACGGCTTTCAATGGTCACAACCCAACCCCTTCAATCTTGAATTCAATCGAAAACGCATCTTCGCCTTGCTTGCTCACCGTGTAGCTCTCAAGGTATTTCCATTTCGTTGCGGACGCGGAAAGCGGCGATTGCCAGTCGAACGAAGCGCCCGACAACCCGTCAAGGAAATCTTTGATTTCTTCAATCACCGCCCAGGTGCGCCCGGAAAACTTCAAATTCCAACCATCCTTATAAGGTCGGATACCGTCACCGGAAACTTGCGAATAACCGTCGCCAAATTCCGCCCGGTTAAGCAATTCTTGCCGGTCATATGTGCTTTCAAGGTCAGGCGAATGGTCCGGAAAAGTCGTCATGTTTTAACCCCTGGGGCGCATTGCGCCGCCATAACGTGTTTCTTCCTGCAAAACTTGCAATGCAATCTTTCGCATTGCCGCTTCAGCCTGTCGCCCGGTTTCGGCCGCGTGCGCCATGTCTTTTGCACTGTCGCCGCTGGACTGTTGCACAATGTTAACATCGCCCATTTTCACAACACGCCCGCCGCCGCCATTGAAGCCGTGAGCATCAACACCCAACCGACCATCGCGCCCACGCTTGAGCGGCATGACGGCTTCCGGTCCAGCTTCGCCCATGACGCCCGCCGCGAACGTTCCGCCATTGGCAAACGCAAACGGTGTGGGTTGCGAATAAACCTTGTTTGTGAATGCTCCACCGTTTGCGAACGGGATAAGCCCGGACGATGAAAAACCGCCGCCGCTGGAAAACCCGAACAGCGAACCAAGCAACGGTTTGACAACAAGGGCTTGCCATGCCATGCGGATCAAATCTTTTATGATGCTATCCGCAAGGGCTTTGAAATCGGCTTTACCATCCACAACCAAGTCGGCCAAAGTGTCACCGACGGACGAAAGCGACGTTTCGGCAAAGCTTTTCATTGCATCCGCCATCGTGTCGGTTTTGTCGGTGATAATTTTTGCCCATTGGTCAGCCGTTCCGCCGGCGGCAATGAATGCGCTTTCGATCCGCCCGAGCATGGCCGAATATTGGTCGCCCGTCACGATGCCGTTTTGCTGCAATTCTGAAAGCTTGTCGAACGCGCTTTTGGCTTGGTCGAACGGTTCGCCAATCTTGTTCAACTGTTCCGCGATTGACTGCAATTGCGTCATCTTTTGCCCGGCACCATCGGCGGCACCGCCGGCCGTGTCGAGTGCGCCGCCAAAGTCAACCAAAGCGTCGGTTGCGGTTTTGGTTTCGTCTTTGGTTTCCTTCACCGACGCCGAAAAATTATCAACCTGCATTTGTGCTTTGAACGCGGTCGCCGCGTCCGACAACGCCTTGTTCGCTTCTGACGCGTACGGGTTTTCAACGCGGTCAAGGGTAAACTGTTTCGGGTCAAACGCCCGGAATTCGCTTGCGCCCGGAATGACCGATGCAATGGCGCTGCCAAGCGCATTGACACCGGCAATGGACGCGGAAACCATCTTGTTAACACCGTCAATGACCGCATTGACCGCGCCAAGTGCCGCCGCCTTCATCATGATCGGGAAAGCATCCCAAACAGTCGAAACGTACGAATAAGCACCAACAAGCGCATTTATGATTTTGTTCGCGCCGGTCTTTGCAGCGGTCGCCAAATCGACACCGAAAACTTTTTGTGTGAATGCCGACATTTTGGCGAACATTCCCGCAATCGGGTTTAGTGCATTGCTCACCGCGCCGACAACCAGCCGCAATGCCGAAGCAACAAACCCGGTTGAATTGGCTAACCAGTCGAACGCCCGGCGAACCGCGCCGATGCCTTCAGCCAACATTTCAACGGCCGGCGCGATGTAAGGCGCGACAAAGGCAACCAGTTGATTTGCGGCCGACGAAATCGAATATGAAAGGGCGGTAAACGCATCGTTCATCCGTTCAATGTCTTTGCCTTGTTCATTGGTCAGTTTGCCGTTGAACCGGTCAAGCATGTTTGACGCTTCGGTAATGGCTTCAGAACCGCCTTCAAACAACGCGGCAAGCGTGCCGTTGCGGTCGCCCAACTGCCCGAGAATGAGCGCGGTTTGATCGGCCGTCAAATTCATGTTTGCCATTTTGTCGGCTATCATGCCGAAACGTTGATCAATCGGCAAATCTGCCAGCACCTTTGCGGAAATTCCAAGCAGTTTAAACACACCGTCGGTTTCTTTGCCTTTCGCAACGGCGGTTCCTATGACCTTGTTCATCTTGTTCGCAATCGTTGCCAATTGCGAAAACGAAACGCCCGCAAGGTCACCGGCAAGCGCCAACCCTTGCAAATCGCCCATGTTGACGCGCAGCTTGCTTGCGGCTTTGCTCACGTCGTCCATTTGCGCGGCGATTTGCGACAAACCGCCGATGATTGCCTGAAACGAAAACGCGGCCAACATGCCCGCGCCAAAGCTTACAAGACTTGCTTTGAAGGTTGAGAAAGCGGCGGTGACGCGTCCGGACAAGGTATTGCCCAGGTTGACGGCACGTTGCGAAAACCCGTCGGCCGCGTTTGCAGCACGGCCGGCGGCGGGCACGATTTCGTTAAGCTTTGTTTTGGCCGCATCAAGTTCGCTTGTTTCAGCGCGAAAACCGATTGTTGCAATGTTGGTCATTTCGCGCCCTTCGCTTTTGCTTCAGCCTGTAATCGCTCACGTTCGGCTGATAGTTCGCTGTTCATTTCAGCGCAATAAGCCGCGTCCATCGCACGCAATATAGCATAGTCGTCGGCGGTTACAATCTCACCTGAAACCCTTGACCACATGTCATAATCCGCCCAGGTTATCGACAAGCAAAACCCGTCGCCCGAGCGGTTGACACCTTCGTTTATTTC